AACGGCAATGAATTACTTTGCTGGTGGTGCTTTAACTGATGCTCTTGTTAGTACAGGAATGAGTGCAACACTTGCTTCTGGTACATCTGCTGGAATTTTAAATGCAGCAACACAGTATGCAGCCACAGGTGAAGTAGACTTTGGTGACGCTTTAGACTCTGCAATTTCTGCTGGCTTAACTACTGAAGTTATTAATCAATTAACTGAAGCAGGCGTCTTTGATCAACTTGAAGAATCATTAAATAATCTTACGCAAGATACTGTTCAATTAGCAGATGGTACTGAGCTTCCTTATAACGGTATTTCGGTTGAGTTAGCCGATGGTAGTGTAGTTGCTATTGGTGATTTTCTTACTCAAGCAGCAGAAGCAGGAAACCCTGTAGTAGCTGAAATTACTCGCAGTCTTCCTGAATTTCTTGACACGATAGCCGATGCTTTTGAGGCAAGTGGCGCGGCACAAGGTGTGGTTAATATTCTTGAGGGAATGACTACTGAGACACAGCCTTATCCCGGAAGCAGCGCACCGCAGGTAACAATAAATGTTCCTGAAGGCGTTACTCCTGAAGTTGAAGAAGCAGAAGTACCACCAGAAGAAGACATACTTGCTGATACAACACAAGAAGCTACAGGTTTTGAAGACAGCGTTGTACGTGAATTGTTAGATGAATACATACAGCCTGTACTAGAATCTCTTGAAGACCAAGACTTAGAAACAGCAGGTATACAAACTGCAATAGGTACTTTAACAGAACAACAACAAGAAACACTGCAAGAGTTTGTTCGTCAAGGTGGTCAAATAGAAGAGTTAGATTCTAATCAACAACAGATTATTGAAGACCTTGGTGGTGTTAATGAAGTTGTAAGCGATCTTGCAGAGAACGTTAGTGGTCTAGAAGAAGGACTGCAACAAGCTGCGACAGAACGTGAAGACATAAGAGCCAGTCAAGAAGCAGGGTTTACTCAAGCAGAACAAGATCGTCAGCGTCTTATGGAAGCTATTGTTGAAGCACGTGGTCAGACTACAGAGCTTAGTCAAGAGATGCGTGACTTACTTGCACAATCAAATCAAACAATGCAAGAGATGTTTGAAGGTACTGGTGTTGACATTGATGAGTTACGTTCAGGACAGCTTAGTCAAGAAGAAGCTACTAATGCGCTACGTGAGTATACTCAACAAGAGTTTGGCGCTGTACGAGAAGAGCTTGCAGCTGGTTTAACAGAGGCTCAACAAGAACGCCAAGAGTTAATGGAAGCTTGGATTGCAGCTAATGGTAACATTGAAAACCTTAGCGAAGAAATGCGCGACAGATTTGAAGCTACAAATCAAACTGTAGAAGAACTTTTTGCTGGTACTAATGTTGATATTCAAGAACTACGTGATGGTCAAATATCACAAGCACAAGCTACTGACGCATTACGTGAATATACTGAGCAAGAGTTGGGCGTTGTTCGTGAAGAATTACAGGCTGGTTTAACAGAGGCTCAACAAGAACGATACGAGTTAGCTCAAGATTTAATTGAAGTAGGCGGTTTAGTTGAAAACTTAGATGCTGCTTCACAAGAACGTTTTGATGAACTTGATATAACAGTAGATAGTTTAGCTGAAGAATTTGGTGTTGATTTTGATCGTCTTGAGCAAGGTCTTTTAAGTGCAGAAGAAGCTACCGATGCTTTACAAGAATACGCTGAGGAAGAGTTTGGTGTTGTACGAGAAGAAATTGCAGGAGTAGAAAGCAGTCTTAAAGACGCTATTGAAGCAGCACAGCAGGGACAAACAAGAGAGTTAACAGAAGCAGAAGCACGGTTGTTATCAGAAATAACAGGTGTTGAAGCAGGTGTTTTGCAACAACTATCTACAGTTGAAGGTGGTCTAAATACAAGACTTAACGAGTTAGGTACTGATTTAGGTCAAGTACAAACACAACTAGAAACATCTATTGCAGGTGTTCGTGGTGAAGTACGTGACGTAGAAGCAAGTCTGCAAGACGCATTAGAAGCCCAAGCACAAGGACAAGCTAGGCAACTTACTGAAGCCGAAGCGCGATTGTTAGCTGAAATAACAGGCGGTGATGCAGAACTTCTTAGAGAAATATCTGCTCAAACTGGAGGTTTACAACAGCAGTTAAACACATTAGGTGTAGATATAACTGATGTAGAATCTCGTTTAGGACAACAGATAACAGGTCTTGAAGAACGTATTGATGCTAATACTGCACAACAGTTAGAAGAACTTACAGGACTTAGATCAGAGTTTTTAGCAACGTTGTCTGCTTCTGAAGCTGCTGCTATTGCACGTAATCAAGGGCTTAGTGATCAACTTACAGAGCAGATTACAGGCGTTAGAGGTGAAACTGCTGCTCAAATAGAAGGCATTAATGAACGTCTAACTGATCGAATTGACGCCTATGAGCAACAGACAGGCGAACAACTTGACATTGCTGCTGAAGAACGTGCTGCTCTTGGCGGTCAACTAGGCACGCTTACTTCAGATGTAGCGCGTGTTGCTGAGGATGTTATACGTGCTGGTGGTCGCATTGAGGAACTAGATGAAGCAAGTAGACAGCGTTATGAAGAGCTAGGTCTCAGTATTGATGAATTAAGTCTACGTGTTGGTGTTAACTTAAACGCTCTTAGTGAAGGCATGTTAACTCAAGATGCAGCATTACGAGAGCTTATTGAAGAAACAACACAGCAAACTGAGCAGTCACTAACAGAACGTCTTGAAGAAGCAGAGCAAGGATTTGCTACAAGTTTATCAGATACTGAAGCTAATTTGTTGTCACAAATCACAGGCGTAGAATCTGGTGTGCTACAACAACTTGCAGAAGTTGAAGGTGGTCTACAGTCTCAGTTTGGTGAGCAGTTTGATGTAGTACAACAACAAGTATCTGGTTTAGAAGAACAAGTAACAGGTCTTGGTGAAGGTATTACAGGCCTTGGTCAAGCATTAGGCGTAGGTTTGTTAGGTCTTGCATCGGCACAACCAACAGCGCAAGAGATTGCAGCAGCAATGCCACGACAGCCTGTAGAGTTTGATCCGTTCCTTAAAGGTCTTAGCCCATTCCAACCTTTAACACCTATAGCACTTGCTCCACAAAAACAAACAGACGCTTTGAGCGAACTTAATAAATTTATTGGCAGACAAACAGGAATGCTGGTATGACATATCTTAACCTTATGAACAGTGTACTACGCAGACTTCGTGAAGAGGAAACATCGTCTGTTACCAGTACAACCTACGTTAAAATGGTAGGTGACTTTATTAATGATGCTAAGACACTGGTAGGTCAGGCAGCTGATTGGTCTGCGTTGCGTGAGACTATAACAATATCTACTACTGCGTCAGACAATACATACTCGCTGACAGGTGGTGGTGACAATATTAAAGTTATGTCAATGCTCAACGATACTGAAAACTGTTTTATGGAGTATCAAACTAAAGACTGGTTTAACGAGCAGTTGTATATTAGCAGCGCAGCAGAAGGCACACCACGGTACTTTACCTATAACGGTCTAGACTCTAGTGGTGACACACAGATCCTTGTAGGCCCAACACCGGACGGCGTGTACAGTATTCGTGTAGACATTGTTAAGCGACAAGCAGATTTGAGTGCTAACACTGATGAGTTGCTTATTCCTGCTATGCCAGTGATACACCTTGCTGTAGCATTGTTGGCACGTGAACGTGGTGAGACAGGCGGTACGTCTACTGCTGAGTACTTTACTATTGCTAACCAGTACTTGTCTGACGCTATTGCTATTGACGCAGCAAAGCACCCTGAAGAGATGGTATTTAGGACTATCTGATATGGCTCAAGAACTTAAGAGTATCAATCTTGTAGCTCCGGCATTTAAAGGTGTTAACACCGAAGATTCGCCGTTGGCTCAAGACCCGTCGTTTGCAGAGATTGCAGACAACGCTGTGATTGACAAACGTGGTCGTATTGCTGCACGTAAGGGCCACACTGTTGTAACAACAAACAAGACTGTACTTGGTACTGATTCTTTGTACAGCATCAAAGAATATAGGGACGACGCAGGAAACACCAAGATATTCTCTGTTGGTAACAACAAGATTATCAGCGGCACAACTACACTAGTAGACGAGACTCCCGGTGGTTACTCAATTAGCGCTAACGACTGGAAGATTGTTAACTTTAATGACCATTTGTTTTTCTTTCAACGTGGTTATGAGCCTTTGGTTTACTCTAATCACGTAGGGTCTGTAGAAGCACTGTCAAGTCATCCTCATGCTACTGGCGTTGCTAGTACTATG